TACGGAAGGTAGATCCACGGGAGTGGAGATCACGGATCATGGAACTGCCGGTGAAGATGCAGGTATTTGTGGCGCAGGTTGTGTGGTGGGATTACTTCGCCGACAAGATGGTGCCGGACCGTTGGCCGGAGATGGACATGTGGCTCCGCGCACATCCTAGCACTTTTCGCAAGGAAATGTGGCCCTCGAACGAGGAGATGGTCGAGGCGCTCATCAGCATCGGGTACGAGGATAAGACGGCATTGCGTCGCATGGGCGTTAACCAAAACACAAAATGGCACAAATACAGTCAATCCAACTAAGACAGTATATGGACGCACACAATCGACAGGCCGAGATGATCGGTAATCTTAAGGCGGATCTTATCATGCACAGGCATCTTGCCGTGCAGGCGGCATCAGCGATCGAGCAGCTCAAGCATTGCCTGCTCAAGCACTACAACGCCAACTCAGCGTTTCCAAACGACCGGGCTGCGCTGCTCGACGCTGACCTTGTGTTGGCTGAGTCGTATAAGCTGACACAAAAGGAGGGGGAATGACCGACAAACAAATTAACGCAGCGATTGCCGAGGCGTGTGGCTGGACGGATATTCGCAACAGTGGAGTATGGCATAATTTTGCGCTTTGGGGTTTGCCGCCTCAAGTTAAAAGTTTAAAAGAAACCTCTTCTGATTATATTCCAGTGCCTAATTTTGTGCCAAACTACTGCGCCGACCTTAACGCCATGCATGAGGCCGAGAAAACGCTGACCATCGAACAGTGGCATGATTATGTGGATTTTATGCCATCGCAATGGGAGTGTGCTGTCCATGCCACCGCCCGCCAACGCGCAAAAGCATTCTTGCGGACGCTAGGTAAATGGGAGGAGGCAAAATGACCGACGAACAAATCAACGCGGCCATAGCAGAGGCCTGTGGCCGAAAACGTAGGCCAAACGGGGATTGGTACCCCGACAACGGATCAACAGTAGGCTCTCAAGCAATTCGAGACTACTGCAATTGCTTAAACGCCATGCATGAGGCTGAACAATACCTGTGGCGTAAAGATTACTACATGCGGTACGATTATGTGGACGAACTTGGAAAGTTACAAAATCCACATAACTGGCAACGCATGGAAGCGAGCGACATGTTAGACGTTACAGCTCGCGAACGCGCAGAGGCGTTTCTGAGGACACTAGGCAAATGGCACCAATCTGGTGACGCCACCGAAATGGTGAAGGAGGCGCAGAAGTGAGCGCGTTTCAGAACCGTCGTAAGCTGTGGGTGTACCGCATGGAGAAGCTGAGCGGGTGTGCTCCGTTGGACTTCAAGATGGCCCGGTACATCGAGAAGCTTAATATCCGCAGTCCCGAGCAGCTTCGCTATGCGCTTGAGCACAACCAGCAGGTTGTCTTTGTGGGGTTCAAAGCCATGAACAAGCTGCGTGAGCTAGTCGGTCTGCCACAGGTTAAGCGGGAATACTCGTGGAAGGATGAAGCTAAAAGACTGTATGCGCTTCTCGACAAGGCAGGATTAGAGTACGATAAACAAAAATGACACCAGAAAACGCCATAGCTACAGAGATGCTACTCCTTCAGGCTGAGGAGGAGATTTCAAAATTGAAAAATGAAATTCAAATTTTAAAAAAGGAACGTGAAATTGAGGCTGACATTCAGCTTCGCATTGCGCTCAAGGCGGACCACTACTATATGCAGCTTCAGGCTATCCGTGAGGCTGCTTTTGGTGAGGTTCACGGCATCATGGCGGAGGATCTGTCATTCATGAGTGAACGAGAATGAGCGAGGCACCCAAGCGCAAGAAGAGGAACGCCGTGTACCGCTCCCCTGAGAGTAGGGCACGGCAGCTTGCTGGACTGAGTGGCGTTAAAATTGAGAAGCATGTGCCTGGAGTGATACAAGAGAAGGTGAACGGATTAGGGGCGCTTGCCGGTATACCGCCGGAGATACAGAAGAAAGTGCTGGACTTGTTCATCACGGGTCAGCACTCAAGAGCCATAGCTATGCAGCTTGGCATAAGCGAGCGGAGTGTGGACGAGATCAAGGTCAGTGCGCTCGATATGGATAGCCAGTTCCGCAATGCGTACTTCAACACGAACCTGAAGGCGAAGCTGCAAAGTGTCATCGACGGAGCTGCGCAGCGGGTCATGGAGCTTATGCCGGAGATGAGCGCGAAGGACGCTGTGCTGGCGCTAGGTATCACGTTGGACAAGTATGCTAACCTAGAGAAGAACAAGACGCCGGATGCGCTGCATCAGCATGTTCACTTGCATACGAACCAGGACATCTCAGCCGCTTTCATGGCGGCCCTTAAGCCGCCGAAAGCACAAGATCATGTTGGAACGATTGAAAACGAGTGATGCGATGGCAGATTTGGAATCCAAAATCGAAATTCAAATTCCAAATTCAAATTTCAAAATCGAAATTCAAAATTCAAATTTGGTTTTACCGAACGAGATTGACCTGGCCAATGAAGTCCTGGACCTGCGCGATCTTACCGAGCGGTACTGGCGCATCATCCAAGCGCAGCACGTTCGGATCGCGCTGCTAGAGAGCGACTTGCGATGTGTGACGATTGCGAAGCGTTAGAAGAGGAGTCGGAGTATTATGCGAGTGAGGCCGCGAAATGGCGGAGCATGTATGAGGTATCACATAGGCGGGAAAGGATGTTGGCGCGCCAGCTCGCTACGTTGCTCGAGAGTCTGCGTAGGGTAGCGCGTGAGGTGCGTGGGTTGGGAAGGAATTAGGGCAGAGAAAACCCCTAGGCGGTTAACCTAGGGGCGCTCTGGTTAGGCGTCCATGCTGGCAAGGGATCGCTCTATTTCATCGGCGAGGAGCTCGGGGTCGTACCCATCAAACAGGTCAGACATCGATGCAGCCGCCCCGTTTGCGTCAGCCCGCCACAAGCGCGAGAGTGCCGATTCTAGGCGCGCTGGAAGCGTGTAGGGTAGGATGGTGAATTCGTCGTCGTCAAAGCGAAGGCGGGCCTGATAAAGCGCGCTGGATTCGCCAACGAAAATTTCCGGCTCTGTGCCTTTGGTTGTTTGGATGCGGTAGTACATTAGGCCAGCTCCTCCAATAGCTCAGTGTCTACGTTCGCGCGGCCTTCCATGCGATGCGCGTCTTCTTTAGCTCCGTTGACGGCTTCGATGGCGGCCTCAAGCGATTGCAAGGCGTCTTCGATGAGGTCAACAACACTCTCGTTGTCTCGGATATGCCACAAGGCCGCCTCAAGCGCGACTTTGGTTTCAATGAGTAATGGGGTTCTCATGTTTAGTGCAGGCGGTAGGTTACAGTTTGGACGTCTTTAGACCAGCATCGGCGGCAATCGCCACACTTGTTGCCTTGTGTTGGCGCTGGGCAATCGCCAGCGGTTGACGAGACTTCGCTGGTTGTCAGCCCTAGGCCATGCGCTAAGCTGTTCGGGCCTGCTTTGTCGACCATGTAGGCGCTTAGGCGTACCGTGAGGTTGGAAGGGAATGCGCCAAATAATTCGACGTATTCTGACACGATGCCGTATTCTTTGGTTGGCAACCAGAATTGGATATTAGGCAGCGCGATTGCGATGCGAACGATACTCTTTAGCGTTTTGAGGCTCTGAAGGTCACCACTATCGAACCAACGGAAAAAGCCGCTCTTTTCCGTAGCGCGGATCTTGGCAATCATGGCGGGTACCCATTCAGGCGACTCCATAAGCGCAAGCCGTTGCTGTAGGGCTCTTTGGACGTTGGGCATACGGTAGAAGCCGGATAGTGCGTAGCATCCGTGACATACAGAGCCTTCCACTTGAGCGAGTTTCGAGCCTGTCCTGCATGCGAGAGCGGGTACTGACCAGCCTTGGCATGGCATCTTTGATGGTTGTGAGAGAGTGAGTTGCATATATCTTGTTTGTAGTGTGTTAGGTTGCTGAGTATTACTTGCGAGCGTCTTTAAGGGCTGATATCCACAGTGTTGCGGTTAGCAATAGGCAGCCGGCAGCCATAAGCTGAAGGGAGAGGCGGACATAAGCTGCGTATTCGAAGGTATTCATATCGTTTGGGTTCATTGGGTTAAGTTAGTCTTGAGTAAAGATTCGAAGGGTTCTCAGTGCGTTGTTGAATGCTGCGCGCTCATTCACGCCGATGTCAGAGAACCACTTGCGAAGGCGCGTGCCGTTTGGAGTCGTGAAGGTTAGATCAAAGCTGCACTTGCGACCATAGGGGTAAAAAACGCCGCGATGACTATAGCGTAAGGTGTTAGTGTGCAGTGTGAAGGTGAAGGACTTTGCACCTTCGTAGATCGTGTAGGATTTATCTGTTTTTAGCATGATGTTGAATTGGGTTAGGGGTTAGGCTAGCGTGACGCAAGCACGCTTTAGAACGGCGACTCTGTAAGCCATTAAAGCGTTTGTTGCGTTTAAGATACGCAGATAAGCCTCTGTAATTGGCATGCCAAGCGTGCCCGCAGTGCGGAGTGCAAGCAGCTCTGCTTGTGCTGATTGGAGCTCTGCGTTGAGGGAGTCGATTAGTGATGTGTTATTCATACGGGTGCAAAGATACGGCGCTTTGCATAAGTACGCAACAAAAAAGCGAGCATGAGCAAAGAAAAGCGATGTGCCTGGCAATAGAACGCGTGCAGCGTGCAACTCGGTGGATGCGCTGGTGACGAGCCGGTCGGAGCATGATACGGAGTGCGTGCGGCATATGTGCGGAGCGGCTCGCAAATGTGCGGAGTGCGTGCGAGTGCGTGCGTGCGAAAGCGGCGGGCAAATACCCTAGTGCCGTAGTAGGGTATTGGATTCGTTACAGCCCCCGCGACACACGAGACGACCGCGCGTCCGCGCCTCGTGCTGCCCGCCGCTAAAGTCGTATGGTCGGCAGCTAAAGTCGTATGCCCGCGCCCCTTCGCGCCCCTCGTGCGTCCCATCGGCACGTCACAAGCGACCTCCCCGACCATCAAACGGACCATCGCGACACCACCAGTTTGGACTGCCCTTGCAAGCGGCTGCGGCTGAGTAGGTTGGCCATAACGCAATACAACGCATATCATATGGAATGGGTTTTTACAGAGAGAAACGGTGAATCTACAGAGTAAAACCGGCGATAGGGGGGGAGGGGGATCGACAACGCCCGGCGCCGACGACGTGGACGCATAAGACCCCTCAGATTTTTTTGCGCCAACTGGCCCCTTTGCGCTTGCGCATCACCGTCGCCATGCTATATTCCCCTACGTCTTGCAAGACATTTCCCAACCGTGCGCAGCGGTTGGCCGAGCCCGTTACACCGTCGTAAGTGTAGCGGGCTTTCTTCTTGCCCTACACCTGTAGCTTGCCCTAGCCTGCGCATGGCAGCGTGCGTACACGTTGTGCCGCTGGGTGCAATAGACGAGTTCTGTGGGGATCTTGTCGAGCGGGTGCCCGGTTAGCTGGCCCTTGTTGGGCGTAAGCTTGCGCTGCCTTTACCCTTACCTTGCATGCTACACTTGGGTAGTGTACCGTCGCTAGTACTATGACCAAGTACACACTAAGCGAGAAGACGGTTAAGCAGCACTTAGGCCCCGCGTATAGGCCACTAGCATACAAGCTTGATGAGGACTATATCGAGCGTAAAGCCTTTAAGGGCATTCGTCGTATCTATCGCAGCGACTTGCTTGATGGAACGCTTGCTTGTGAAGTGGCCGAACAGGAGCAACCTGTGGAAGAGTCTACGCCGGTAGTACCAGTGACACCTGTGCCAGAACCGCAGCAGTTACCGGTAAGTGGTGAGGTTACGGAACAAACGATTGTCATGTTGTATCCCAATAGTCGCTGGGTAAAGACGGACTTGGAGGATAAGGTGTTTGTGGGGGCTAGAGGCTTTAACTTTCGTAAAGGTCAGAAGATCCGGGTTAAGAACAAGATCATATGCATAAGATAACGCTTAAGGACAAGTTAGCGGTATATGACAAGCTTGAGCAGCTTAAGTGCAAGCTTAAGTCGCTTATCATAGCACTTAGCGCAGGTTATGTTCTGCATATCGCGCTTAAGTGGGGCTTAAGCTTGGTGAATGCACAAGAGATGCAGCTTAACACGTTTGAGTTGGCTATACTCTGGATTATCTGTTCTTAAGCTAAGGCTTACTTCTTACTGCGCAGTTAAAGTTAAGCTTTATCTTGCACTCTACTTCGTGTTGCCGTTCGCACTAGGCTTTGCCCAGATGCTCACTCTCGCAGCTAAAGCTGCTCACCGGAGGTGATAAACAATCCGGCAAGAAGAGTTGCGAGTGAGCATAGTACCCCCAAGAATCAGCATTACTGCCTACGCTTGGGGGAGTACTATACAAAAAGGAGATCAACGATCCGTATAAGTGTCGTCGTTTCGTTTCGCAATTACAGTCGTGAGTGATGGCTACCCGTTCGGGAAACTCTTGCCCTTCTCGTAGGCGTGACTGTCAGCACTCTGCAACTTTGAGACCGATGCAGATGTTTAATCCAGCTCAAGAGGAATAGCTGGAACCATTTAGTCGCTCGTGCGTCCGATGTTTCAGGTGGCGCAGAAGGTACACGGTCGTTTATTTGACGACAGAGAGAATTTAGAGCATCTTCAGGGAAAGTCAACACTATGAATGAAGAAAAACAGGAAATTATCGAGAAAGTTTTAGCCTACAAGCTGGAGGAACATCCGACGTTGCCGGCGCCCGGTAAGCGGCAGCGGCTGGAGATGATCGAAAACATTGGCCCAGAGAAGGTGCTTGATCTCTTTCTGATGCGGGAGAACAAGATTAAGGCTGAGCAGAACGATCCGATGCGCTATGGCCACGAGCTGCCGCACTGGCCAGATGCCGACAAGTTGCTCGACCGCTTTAACGAGATCGTCGTCCTTGGGGGGAACCGTAGTGGCAAGACTGAGTACGCAGCTAAACGGATGGCCCAAGCTTTTGTAGGGACTGACCTTAATGGACAAGCGCCGTCTTGGGTAAAGGACCGCTACAGCAAGCGCAACATCCGCATCTGGTGCTTTCACACTAACCACATGACCAGTGTGTCCGCCCAGCAGAACGTCTTTTATAAGTACCTTCCGCCTGAGATCCGCAACATTAAGCGCACTAACCATACCCAGATCAGCTTTAGCCAGAAGAACGGCTTTAGCGACAATACGGCGGTGTACATGGGCAACCAGATCTGGTTCCTTAACTACGCCCAGGACATTAAGGTCGTCGAAGGTGGTGAGGTGGACTACGTCTGGTGCGACGAACTTGTCCCGCAGAACTGGCTTGACACCCTGCGCTACCGTTTGGTCACCCGCTCGGGTAAGCTGATCGTCACCTTTACGCCGGTGCAAGGGTACACCCAGGTTGTGAAGGAGTACATCAACAGTGCCAAGGTAACGGCTACCCGTAAGTCTCCACTTTTGCCAAATAACAATGTTCTAACGGTCCCTAAAGGAGAGATGCCCTATCAGGCGGAGAACTTGTATGGTAGACATGCCTGCATTTGGTATCATACCGAGCTTAACCCGTACAACAACTGGGAGCGCATGAAGCAGGAGTTGTCAGGCCGCTCTAGCCACGACATCAAGATTCGCGCTTATGGGTGGGCTGACCAGACGGCTGGTTCCGAATTCCCCATGTTTGGTGACCATAACCTGTGGAAAGGTGACGCGGAAGAGGTTATTCCTGACGGGAGCAACTACATGGCGATCGATCCAGCAGGCGCTCGGAACTGGTTTATGCTCTGGGCTAGAGTAGACAAGCACGGTATACTATGGGTCTACCGTGAGTGGCCGGACCAAAGCTACGGCGAATGGGCGCTTCCAAGTGACAAGGCCGACGGACGAGCTGGACCGGCACAGAAGGCTGGTGCTGGCCGTGGGGTGAATGAGTACACTGAGCTTATCTGGAGCCTAGAGACCGCCGGGGACAAGCGCGAGATGATCGTAGACCGCTGGATTGACCCTAGAACCGCCGGTACAGAGACGATCACCAAGGACGGTGGCGTTACAGTGTTAGACTTGCTTTATCAGGCTGATAATCCGCTTATATTTACGCCTTCAGCAGCCTTGCCAATTGAGGAGCGTGTAATGATTATCAATGATCTTTTGTCATGGGATAGAGAAAAACCAATGGTAATGGGTGTAAACCATCCTAAATTAATGGTTCACGAGTCTTGTCAGAACTTAATATACAGTTTAAAGGAATGGTCTGGACAAGACGGACAAAAAGGTGCTAGTAAAGATCCAATTGACGCCTTAGGGTATATGGTGGTAATGCAGCCACAATATTTTGGAGGCGAACAATGGGAAAAGCAAGTTAAGCAAATGGCTAAATGCGGTTCCTATTAAAAGTTTAATTGTCTATGTATTCAGCTTCTTCAGATCCTCTAGCTATTGCAACAGCCATCCCTGACGTTGGGGATTTGTTGAGTGAGTACAATCGCGCAATGATTAACTCGACGCAGGGTAACCTGACGACGAAGTTCGATGATGTGCGTTTTGCTCGGTGGGCTGGACAAAGTGAAGACGGAAAAAAGCATAGTAATTTACGTAACGAAGGTGATCCTGCTTGGCCGTTTGAGGGAGCTAGCGACGTTCGCAACCGACTGATTGATTCTACCTGTAACGAGTTGTCTGCGCTGATGGTGACTGCGTTTGAGCGGGCTACCATTCGCACAAGCGGGATCGACATGAATGACATGACGATTAGTGGCATTGCTACTACGTTGCTTCATTGGATTCGCGACAGCAAGATGCCGCTAGAGCTTCGCCGGGAAGCTGAACTTGGCGCTCAGTACGCTTTCCAGTACGGCTGGTCTGCCTTCTTTGTGGGCTGGAGACAGAACATCAGCAAGCGTGAGCAGCCTGTAACGATGAATGAGATCATGGCTTTAGCGCAACAGTCGCAAAGTCCAACGCTCATGCAGTTGCCAGACTTGATCATGCAACAGTCTGATGAAGCTGCGGCTATTCTTGAGGCGACTATTCCAGATTTAACAGCTACTGACGCAAAACGAATGGTCAAGGAATTGGCCGAAACTGGAGCTACGACTAGAGATGAAGAATACGTTAGCAAAAACCTTCCTGAGATTATTGCTCTTAAGCCTTGGGATGAAGTTCTTGTTCCGCCTGAGACAGCGGACTTGCAACGAGCCCGTGTAATCTTCCGCCGGACTTGGATGTCTGAAGTGGAGATTCGTGAGAAGATTACCACGGAAGGCTGGAATGCAGACTGGGTAGAGCTGGCTGTGCAGATGGCTGGCAAGAGCAGTACGATGTACAACACAAACATCCTGCCTAGCACAGAGCTATTGGTGTACAACGGCATCAACTACCAGAACATGATTGAGATCGTGTACTGCTACACCAAGAGCTTGGACGGCAAAGCTCCGTGTATCTACTACACTGTTATCTGTCCACAAGCAGCTGTCGATCACCGGAAGGAGCAAATCTCTTATGCTATCCATGAAAGACTCGATTACGCGCACGGAGAGTATCCGTTTGTGGAGTTCCGTCGTGAGTGTATTCGCCGTGCCATTATTGATACTCGCGGCGTCCCTGAGCTTGCTCACACGGACCAAGATGAAGTCAAAGCGCAGCACGATTCCATCCGGGATTATACTGCCTTCGCGACTCTTCCCCCCATTAAAGTCGTTAAACGAATTGGAGCCATCAATCGAATTGGCCCCGGAGTATCTTTGCCAGTTGTAAACCAGAGTGACTATAGCTTCATGGAGCCACCAGCCCGCGAGCCGGGTGTGGCGTTTAACTTGATTCAGCGCGTCGAAGCAAGCCATGCAGCCTACTTTGGCACACTGAATGGACAAGTTGATCCTCGAAAGACGCAGCTGTCTCAGCAGATGATGGTCAACACTTGGCTACTGACTTGGCGGACAATCTTTAGGCAGATGTTCAGCCTGTGCTGTCAGTACATGTCTCCTGCTGAGATACAGCGCATCACCGGCGGACAGTTGCCGCAAAGCCTGTCTGAGATCCATAACGAGTTTGATCTTACGGTCAAGTTTGACGTGATGGATCTGGATAAGGACTACATTGCACAGAAGATTGATTTCCTTACTAAAGTTGCTCAACTCGACACTGGTGGAGTTCTAAACAGGAACAAGCTCACCGAGATGATGATTCAGGCTATTGCTCCAGAAGTAGCAAAAGACTTGATCCTTAATCCGCAGGATGCAAGCAAGCAGATGTTTAAGGATGTGCAGTCCGACATCGGCAACATGCTGCTTGGCAACGAGGCTTTGTACCAAGAGAACGACCCTACGGCGCAGACCAAGTTGCAGTACACACAGCAGATCATGCAGTCCAACCCCAAGGCTCAAGCTGCGCTGCAACAAGATGAGAACTTCAAGGCGCTGTTTGATAACTACGTCAAGAGTTTGCAAATGTCGATTATGCAACAGCAAAACGCGCAGATTGGCCGGATTGGCGTAACTCCTGTAGCACAGCAGGCGCAACAGTAATATGACGGAAAATCAAAAGGCGGCCTTTGGCTTTTCAGGGAAAAACATTGTTTGGTCAGAAATTTGTGAACTTATTCAGCAGCTACAAGAGCAGCATTGGATGATTGCCATAAGTAAAGACTGCAAAGGAGAAGACAGAATACATACAGCAGGGCAAGCTGATGGGATTAATTTAGTTTTGAGCACACTTATTGAATTAAGAAAACAAGCTAGACAATTAAATGGCTTGACTCCTGAAGAAGATTTGGCATAAAGCCACTAACGGGCCTTCCAGCGTTACTGGATTGATTAAATAAAGGGCTTGCTACCGTTATAGCATGAATAACACAAATACACAGCCTGACGCCGGGAGTCAGGAGGCAGAAAGTACACCCGTTGCAAATAACCTCGGAAGGGTTGACGAGCACAGCCTAGCTGATTTCGTTAAATCCAATTTCCTAAACGAGGAGGAGGCGGCTCCAGCCAAAGAGGAGCAGGCAAAGGCTGACGTAGACACTGAGGAGCCAATTACGGACTCGGAAGTGGAAGCTGAAGCGGAAGCCGATCAGTCCACCGATGAAGAAGGTGAGCCTGAAGAGAGTTCTTTGAGCCGAGGCGTCCAGAAGCGTATCAACAAATTAGTTGCTGCGAAGAAAGCCGCTCAGGCACAACTTGAAGAGAGAGAAGCCAGATTAGCGCAGATGGAGCGCGAGATGCAGGCGTTAAAGTCTGTTCCGCAAACCAGTGCGCCAACCGTATCTGACGCTATTGAGGCGCTTAGTTCCGTTCAGGAAGTAAACGCTGAATTTCAGCGAGCATTATATGTGTTGGATTGGTGCGAAGATAATCCAGATGGCGGTGTAATTACTGATCCGCAAGGTAATCAGGTTGAATTAGACAACCATCAGGTTCGCGACATGAGAAAGCTGGCTAGACGTAGAAAGGAAATTGAGTTGCCAGCAAGGCTTCAATATTTGAACCAAAAGTCTCAAATTGAGCCAGTGCTGACAGCTAAACATCCTTGGATGCGTAAGCCGGAAAGCGAAGAATACAGGGTAGCGCAGCAAGTATTGCGTGATTTTCCTGAAGTAAAGCGCCGCCCGGACCACATGCATCTGGTTGCCGCATTGATTGAGGGACTGAAGGTATTTGCAGAACGAGATTCTGGAAAGGCCAAAGTCGCGCCAATTAAGCGAGCGCCAGCACAGCCAAGCGTCAAAGCTCCTCCTAAAGTTGATAAGGATGAATCTTCTAAAGCACAAAAGTCCTTTCTTAAGGATACTTCAAGCAGAGATGGATTGAGTGACCTAGTAAAAGCAATGGGGTTTGTGTAAGCCCCAATTTAACTCAGTAACTTAACTCAACTTATTTAGTATTATGGCACTTCTAACTGAACCTAATCTTAGTGGTCGCGGTAAACGCGAAGATCTGATGGACATGATTGCGCTTGTCGATGCAAAAGACACGCCGTTCACGTCTATGGCTCGTAAAGGCAGCAAGCCCGGGAATATGTATTTCCGCTGGCAGGCTGATAGCAATCCTGCGCCTCAAGTAGGCGGCACGGTTGACGGCACGGACGTTAGCGCATACACCAACTGGGACGTGGGATACCGCGCCGAATTGGCAAACTACGCGCAGGTGTTCCGTATGCCTGCTGTCCGTGTGTCTAAGCTGTCTACTGACATTGCCCAAGTGGCTGGTGTCCGTGATGAGCTGGCATACAACGTTAGCAAGTCTATCCTTCAGGCTAAACGCTCGATTGAGACGACTCTCTGCTCGAACCAGACTGCACAGCAGGATAACGGATCTGTTCCTTACCTCACGGCAGGGATTCAGACCTGGATCAGCACTACTGGTACTGGCACCCCAACTCCCGGCGACATCCCTTCGCAGTTTCGTACTCCTACGGACTCGATCTTGACTGGAGCAGCCAGCAGTTTGACCGACGTGGATGTGCAGGGTTTGCTTAAGAGTATCTACAATCAGACTGGTCAGTACCGCTCGTTCGACGCCATTGTTGGCACCGACCTGAAGCGTGCATTCACCAGCCTGCTTGGCACAACTCAGTTGACTACGACCTCCACTGCTGGAGTTCTTGGTGCAGGCGCAACGAAGGTGCAGACCTTCCAGCGCGATGCTGCTGCTGAGACGTACATCCAGTCCGTGGACGTGTTCCAGGGTGACTTTGGTACGGTCAAGCTGCACCCCACGGTGTTCCTTGGCACGATTAGCTCTGGTACATGGACTGTCACCCCGTACAAAGGTCTTGTCCTGAACATGGACTTGATCGAAGTTCGCTACGGTGGAAACGTCGCCGCTGTGCAGTCACTGCCTGACTTCGGTGGCGGTCCTGCTCGCGTCGTAGAAGCCGTCTGCGGTCTAGTTGTTGGGAACCCATTGGGTCTTGGCAAGTTTGACTTCAGCTCGTAGGCTTAGTATATGTGACCGTTCCCGCAGTATACTAGGACGGATCGAACGCCGGAAGCCCGCTAGGCGTGACACTCTGGAGAGACAGGGACAATTTTGCGACACCTGCCATTCTGTGTAACGGAATGCATGGTCTGGGAATTCCCGGACGGCGAGTGGTGTGACTGTTCGGAGAGTGAGAACACCATTTTATGATTGATATCGACCCTAGTCTAATTCCTGCAATGGAAACAGAGTTTCGTCGCGGCTGGCAAATGAATCGTATTCAGGCGGAGATTGATTCCAAGAACTCTGCCAAGTTTACAAAGATGCGCCACAAGTCGATTGACGGCATTGGCCAGAAGGTTGGCAGCATTCCTGGGCAAGCGTACCACTTTTGGGGACATAAACTCGGATACCAATGCTGGGATGACGAAAAGTTTCTTGCTGAATTCTGGAGAGATAATCCTCAGTGCAAAGTTAATTCTGGCGGCACAAAAGAAATTAGTGTAGGTTGGGTTCCATCCACTAACGTAAGATCCCGTACTGTCTACGCATGAAAGCTGTTCCATTTAGCGACATCTTGTCTGAAGTTTGCCAATTAATTGGATTGGACAAAAG